AGCGGCGACGGCAAGCGCAAGGGCAACGGCAAGGCCGACAAGGTAATTTATCTGCATCGGGGCACGATCGACGAGGTGTGGTAGCGATGGCCATATACAAGACCCACGGCCTGGAGCTGGAGAAGGAGAGCAAGGCCGCGATCTATTCGGCTGAGTGCGCCGAGCCCTGCCTGACCTGCGAGCTGCCGGACTGCCGGTACGTGGACACGGGCTGTGAGCGCTTCAGGGCCGCCTATGATCGGGCGAAGGACCCGGCCTACATCCACAACGGGCGCAGGCGCCAGGGCAAGAAATAGAGCACCAGGAGGGCGACATGGATTACTTTATTTTCAAGGGCATCGAGTCCAGCGAGTACGGGGTGATCGTGGAAAACCCCGTGGACATCGTTTCCGGCGCGATCCGCGCGGAGGTCCAGAAGGTCGTTGGCTCCTCCAGGGTGCTGCATTACACCGAGGGCGACGATGTGATGGATCCCATCACCATCGAGATGGACTGTGCCATGCTGCGGCCTGAGGACGACACCATCGACGAGCTGTGCGCGTGGCTGCGGGGTGGCGGCAAGCTGGTGACCCCGGCCGCCCCGGACTTTTACTACAACGCATGGGTGAAAAACCAGATCGAGTTTTCCAAGATCCTGCGAGTGCGCCCCGACCGGCGGTTCGTGCTCACCTTCGAGTGCGAGCCGTACCGGTATTTTTACCCGGAGCGCAAGGCGCTGAAATTCGACACTCCGAGCAGGCTGGGCAACCCCGGCACCGCGCCGGCGGAGCCCCTGATCCGGGTGATCGGCAGCGGCGACGTCACCCTGATGATCGGCAGCAGCTCGCTGATCATCGACGACATCACGGACTATGTGATGATCGACTGCAATGCCCAGATGATGTACCGCGAGGACGTCAACCTGGGCGCGAAGCTGACCCGCGTGGGCGACTGGCCCAAGATCCCGCCGGAGGGCTGCATGATCAACTGGACCGGCGGGATCACCCGCCTGGAGATCACGCCCAGGTGGCGCAATTACTGATAAACGGTGGTGATATAAATGCCTGGTGAGAGCGTCAAGGACCTGGTGGTCAAGCTCGCATTCGAGCACGGCGATACCAAGGCCCAGATCAGCGCGATCCGCAACGAGCTCAAGCTGCTGGACAGCGGCTTCGCGGCTTCGGCCGCCATGGCGGCGGGGATGTCCCAGGGGCTCAACCAGACGGGCTCCGCCGCGGATCAGCTGAGATCCAAGCTGAGTGCCCAGCAGCAGCTGGTGGAGAAGTACGGCACGGCCATCGAGCAGGCCAACGAAAAGCTGGCCAAGAGCCAGACTCGCTATAAGGAGACCGGTGCGAGCCTGGACCAGCTCAAGGCCAAGTACGCCGAGCAGGGCGAGAGCATCAAGGGCATGGAGGCGGCCCTCAAGGAGCTGGAGGGCGCGGGCATGAAGGGCACCTCCGTGTACGCGGAGATGGCCGCCGAGCTGGAGCAAATGAAGGCCGCCTACAAGGAGACCGGCGACGCTGTGAAGCAGGCCGAGGCGGCCCACGCCCGGGCGGACAAGGCTGTTGCCAAGAACGCCCAGGCGGTGCAAAGGCTGACCATCGAGCAAAACAATGCCAAGGCCGCCATGGCCCAGACCTCCGCTGCCCTCCAGCAGGAGGAGGGCAGGCTCCAGCGCAACGCCGCGGCTTGGGAGAAGGCATCCGAGGCCGCCGGGAAGTTCGCCGCGAACGCCAAGAGCGCCGGGGAGCGCCAGGTGCGGGCGGGCAAGGTGCTCACCCGGGGCAGCATGGCCATCGTGGGCGCGGGCGTGGCGGCGGCCAAGGCCGCCATCGACTGGGAGAGCAGCTTTGCGGGGGTGCGCAAGACCGTGGACGGCACCGAGGAGGATCTCCAGAGGATCAACGACGCCCTGCTGAGCATGGAGGTGCCGACGGACTACGCGGACCTGGCGGACATCGCCGCCAACGCGGGCCAGCTGGGCATCGCCACCGACAACGTGGTGGGATTTACCCGCACCATGGCGGACCTGGCCGAGACCACGGACCTGACCGCCGAGAGCGCGGCCCAGAGCTTCGCCCAGTACGCCAACATCACGCAAATGCCCCAGGAGAACATCGACCGGCTGGGCTCCGTGACCGTGGCGCTGGGCAACAACCTGGCCACCACCGAGAGCAAGATCGTAAACTTCGCCCAGGCCATCGGCGCGGCGGGCCACCAAGCGGGCATGACGGATCAGCAGATCTTCGGCATCTCCGGCGGCCTGGCCTCGCTGGGCCTGGAGGCCCAGGCGGGCGGCACCGCCTTCAGCAAGGCCATCATCGGCATGAAGGTGGCGGCGGAGACCGGCAGCGAGGATCTCAAAAAGTACGCCGACGTGGCCGGCATGACCAGCGATCAGTTCAAACAGGCCTTCGCCCAGGACGCCGCGGGCACGTTTATCAAGTTCGTGCAGGGGCTTTCCACGGGCAGCAAGAGCGCCATCGTGATGCTGGACGAGATGGGCGTGACCGAGACGCGGTTCAGGGACATGCTGCTGCGCGCCAGCAACGCCAGCAGCCTTATGACCAAATCCATCGACCTGGCCAACACCGCCTGGACTGAGAACAATGCCCTGCAAAACGAGGCGGCGGTGCGCTACGGCACCACCGAGAGCCGCATGAAGATGGCCGGGAAGCAGGCCCAGCGGGTGGCCATGGATTTCGGCAAGGCCATCATGCCCGCCGTGGAGATGGGCCTGGACGGCGTGGGCAGTATCGTCGAAAAGTTCGGCGCACTGGACGACGCCCAGCGCGCCAGCATCGTTAAGTGGGCGGCCTACGCCGCCGCCGTGGGCCCCGCCGTGACACTGCTGGGCAAAGCCAACACGGCCATCGGCGCGGTGGCGCAGGGCTTCAGCAGCCTGGCCGGGGCCGTTGCCAGCGGCGGCGGGCTGGCAGGGTTTATGAGCTCCCTGGGGAGCCTGTTGGGGCCCGCCGGCATCGCCGCGCTGATCGCGGGGCTGGGACTCGCCACCTACAAGCTGTACGACTACGCCAGCGGCGCCCAGGCGGCCAGGGAGGCCCAGGAGCAGCTGAACAAGGTGGCCAGGGAATGGAGCGAGACCCAGGCCAAGACCATGTATGACACCGGCAACAGCGACCCGCTTGCGCGCTTCGGGCTCACGAAGGACAGCTTCGCCGGCGGTGCCGAGGCGGCGCAGGACTGGATGGACAGCCTGATCACCACCTGGACGGACGGCAAGGCCGAGACCAACGAGATCCTGAAGCAGTACGTGGACGGCTTTAAATCGGGATCGGACGACGTGCGCGGTGCTATCGAGGGCCAGAAGGATCTGCTGGGCGAATACGGCGCGCTGACGCCGGAGGCCCAGGCCAACCTGGACAAGGATCTCAAGCAGCTGGACGCCTACGACAAGGAGGTCGAGGGGCTGCTGAAAAAGCGGCAGAACGGCCTGCTGACGGACGAGGACAAGACCAGGCTCAACGAGATCCTGGAGGCGCGCGCCGAGATCCAGGTGAAGTACGAGGTGGGAGACGGCGGCGGGTACGATCAGGTGATCACCGGCATGAAGGCCGAGATCGAGCGCACGCTTACAAGCGGCGGCGAGATCGACCCCACCCTGTTCGGCGACACCATGAACGCCCTGGCCGAGGGCCGGAAGGCCTACATGGACACGCTGAACGAGAGCTACGACGCCGAGTACGCCAACATTCAGCAGATCGAGGACGAGACCGCCCGGCAGGCCGCACTGAACGCCCTGAATGAGCGCTACAACGAGCAGCGGCAGCAGGGCGAGGAGGATTACGCCAGCGCCGTGCAGGAGGCCGGCAAGGCCGCCTGGGAGGAGGGCGGCTACACCGAGCAGGTAAAGCAGATCGACGACCTGCTGGCCAAGCTGGGCAACCTTCAGGACATCGACGTGGCGGACATTGCCGACTTCACCCAAGGGCTGGACGAGGGCAAGCTGGCCAGCATGCTGAGTCTGGTGGAGCAGCTCAAGGCCAGCGGCATGAGCGACCAGGAACTGCTGGACCTGGGGATTAATACCAAGGACCTGTATGAAAAAATCGACGCCATCAAGCAACTGAGCGAGGGCGTGGAGGGCCTGGAGGGGCTGGGCGAGATGTTCGGATCCGCCCTGCCGGAGGAGATCCAGCGGATCATGGTGGGCCTGGACATGACGCAGGCGGCGGCCGACTGGGCGGCGTTCGCCGAAGGCAAATCACTGAGCCCCACGGTGGAGCTGGAGGAGACCGAGATCGACCTGACGGGCAACGTGAGCGACATCACCTGGCCGACAGGCTCCACCTACCAAGTGGACGCCCAGGGCAACATCACCAGCGTAACTACCGCTTCGGGCACCGTGTTCACTGTGGACACCCAGGGCAACATCACCGGAGTGACCGCGCCCTCCGGGTTTACTGTGGACGTGGGCGGCAACGTGACGGGGGTGAAATGGCCGGAGGACGCCGAGTACGAGGTGGACGCCGAAGGCAACATCACGGCGGTGCATGCCGACGGCATGACCTTCGCGGTGGACGGCAGCGGCAAGGTGACCAGCGTGACGGTGGCGACGGAAGTGACACTTCCGACGCTAAGTACCGCCGCCAGCGTGGTGCTGAACCCGCTGGACCAGGCGGCGATCGCGGCATGGGAGCAGGCCAACAGCGGCATCACCCTGACCGGGCCCAAGGCCAAGGTGGGCGTGCAGCTGGGGGCCGGGTGGACCAGCGAGCTCAAAAGCGCCTACGACCAGGGGATGCTGGCCATCTATGGCGCGGACGGCGCGAAGCTGCCCGTGACGCCGGAGGTGGTAAAGCAGATCACCGCCAACGACGTGGCCATGGTGGGAGAGGACGGCACCCTTCACGTGATCATCACGCCGGACGTGGGCAGCCAGGAGGGACTGGAGCAGAGCGAGGCGGGCATGCACACCACGGGCCTGACCGGCACCGCCCTGGAGCCCCTGAGCCGGGATGCCCAGGGCGCGATCGACAACATCACCCAGCTGGCGCAGGTGTACGACGACCTGATGGCCAGCATGCAGGCGGCGAAGGATAACGGCGGCATGGACGAGTTCGGCGTGAGGGTCAACGATTACGCCGACCAGGCGGCCGCCGAGTTCGGGGCGCTCCAGCAGAGCGTGGACGGCCTGGCGCAGAGCGAGCCGCAGCTTACGGCCATCGGCGAGAGGATCGCCAACCTGATGGGCGCGCTGGAGGGCGGCGAGGGCACGCCAGAGCAGCTGGAAGGCTACCGGCAGGAGCTGACGGAGCTGCTGGCCTTCGTGGACGAGATCAGCGGCGACGACTACGGCGACACCGGCGAGATGATCTGCGCCGGCCTAGCCCACGGCATGGCGGGCTTCGCCGCTTGCGGCGACGCCCGCACCGCGCGCG